CCGGCCGTTCGAGGTATTGAACCAGCGACGACTGCGAGGCGAGCGGCTTCCATCCGCGGCGCTCGGCGATGCGGTTGAACTCCTCGAAGAGCTGCTTGGTCGTGTAGACCGGGACGCGGCAGCGGCGCAGGGCGACGATCTGACGCCCGGCCGCTTTGGTAATCTTCAGCGTATTCGCATTGCAGAACTTACCCGACACGAGGCAGACATAGCCCTCCTTGCGGTACTGTCGGAGTTTGTCGCGCAGGCGGGCTTCGCTCTTCGGGAGCGTGTGGCCGTAGGCATCGCGCAGCTCTTCGGCGGCGGCAAAGATATTCGACCAGATCACGGGCGTGTGGTTGCCGTAGGCTCGGCGCATCGTCTTCTGTGTTTCGAGCATATCCCGCAGGGCATTCAACACCCGTGCATTCAGCGTGTATTCCTCCTGCTTCTCCTCTGGCAGATGCTCGCCGTTCGGAAGCAGGTGGTCGTGGTAGAATCTCCGAGCCTCCGCATCGGAAGCAAGCGGCATTTCATCCTGTTTCATCGTCTTCTCCGGATCACCGTATTTTCCCTCGAAGCGGATACGGAAGCGTTCGGGCAAGGAGTGGTACTCGATCAGAGCATATGACCCGAGTCCCTTCCCCGGACGTAGAACATTTATCCGGCCTCGGCAGACGAGCTTGTCGTAGTTGCTTTTGCTAATCACCGCTTTACCATCGTCCGATCGTGTCAGCTCGTGCATCGTTACCGCTATTATGTTTCCGAAATATTCCATCGCTTCGTTGTTCTTGATCCCGCGCCGGCATCGCTCCGGACAACACCTCCGCGTTCGCGGGAAACCAACCTACTCCCAAATTTCGCCGATCTCATCAGCGGCCTCCGATACTTGATCCCTGACACTCTCGAGCGTACTGATTGCACTTTGCATTTTCTCGCCGCGTTCCGAATCCTGAAAGGGCTCGGGGAGATTGTCGTAAGCGGCCCACTCTTCATCGCAAAGAATATCCAAACGTTCATAGATATCTTGCAGCTCTTCTCGAATCGCCTGAAGCTGTTTGCGTCGGTTGCTATTCATCGTTTACTCATTTAATGAATCCGTGAGGCTTTGAGCCTCGAATACGATATTGCCCCAGTCGTGGATCTTGACGTCGGAGAACGTCTTCACGGAACGCCCGTTTCGGCTGATGTCAGCCGTGCATGTGGCGTTGTCGAACTCCACTCGAACACCGTTCGAGAAAGTTTGAATAATCCGCCGCACGCCGCCGGCATCATGCTCGAAATCGGTTTCGCAATTCGGCATGAAACCGTTCGTGACATCGACCTCGCTCATCACGCGACCACCGTCTTGCAAGGCCATGCGGCGAATCTTTTCCGCCAGCGCGCTCTGGGTCTGGAACGTCAAGGCAGACCACAGCGTCACACGGCTTACGCCCAACGCCCGACGGATGCGAGCCTTCTTGGCTGTTGGTAATTCGATATATTTCATCTCTGTCCTGTTTTAGTTTGGTTCTACATATTAGTCGGCCAACTTCTCTTCGAGATACCTTACATCTTCCTCCCAAAGGGGAAGCCCGCTCTTGATCTTGTATAGTGTCGCTGCTTTTCTCCCGATGAGCCTGACCGCTTCACGATAGAAATCCGTATCGTCATAGGCAGCAGCCTTGCCGAGGAGGAATTCCGCGAGGCTCGTTCGGTTCTGACGGGCGTCGTCCAGCTCGTTATTACGCTCCTCGAGCATGCCGTTCAAAACCGTAATGCGTCGATAATATTCCGCTACGATGGCGCTCGATCCGTGTTTCTTATACTCTGTACAGAACTGATCCTTGTCCATGTTCCCCGCGGCCATATACATAGCCTCTATCCGTGCGTACTCTTCCGATGTAACCGTTTTGCCCGTCCGATCTTCAAATTCCTGCTGTGTCATAATTTCAGTTATTTAATTCTATTTGTATCATATCGAGAATGTTGCTGGTCACCATGCTATTGACCGCCAGAACTGCGCTACCGATACCGTTCTGTTGCATCCAGCGCTTCGCCCGGTTCATTGCGGTGACTTTGCTCGAACCATCCGGAATAAATGCATCCAGATCGTCGTAGTCGTTCGTCAGTAGTTGGAACCAATATCGTTTCATCGCCGGGTTATTATTTTACTTCATTGATGATCGGTCGCAGGGAGCAGCCATAAGCCATTACCAAAGCGTCGGACATGCGTTTCACGAAGGACGCGGACGCCTCGAAAACAATCCCGGACTTCTCCGTATAGCAGAATGAGATACCCCGCATAATCAGGTAAAAGCAGACTTTGTTCTTGCTACTCTGCGTCTGCCACGTTTTCAGTTCCTCTTTCATAGCCATGATTCAAAATTTTCACTACCTTTATAGCGCCTTAATATGTTAAGACGATGCAAATATAAACGAGATATTTCGACTATGCAAGAAAACAAGCAAGAAAAATCGCCTATCAAGCGAAAAATATTGTTATTCCTTTCGGAAAATGGTATAAGTCAGTATGATTTTTACCGAAAAACGGGTATTACACGGGGGATTTTGGGACAGAATAATGGTATTAGCGAGGAAAATATAGCGAGATTTCTTGCCGCATATCCACAAGTATCGGTCGAATGGTTATTGACAGGACGAGGCTCAATGCTTCGAGATCAAGATATCCAACTTGCCACGCCAGTCGTAAAAGAACAATTCCATCTGCGAACGGATCACAAAGTAGGTTTGCAAAGCATCCCCCTCTACGAGTTAGATGCAACAGCCGGTTTAGTGGAACTGTTCAGCGATCAGGCCCGCCAAACACCCATTAGCCATATACAAATCCCCGATCTTCCGCCATGCGATGGAGCTCTTTACGTGCGAGGGGATTCGATGTACCCATTACTGAAAAGTGGCGACATCGTTCTATATAAAGAAATTGCAAATAATTCGTCTGGTATATTATGGGGCGAAATGTATCTTCTATCGTTTATAATCGATGGTGAAAGCTACATCACCATCAAGTATATACAGAAAGCCGATGACGAACGTTTCGTTCGATTAGTTAGCCACAATCCGCATCATTCGCCGAAAGATATCCCCGCCGACTCGATCCGTGCGCTGGCATTGGTAAAAGCGAGCATTCGCTTTAATACAATGGGATAATTTTGGCATCTCGCGCAATTTCAGACATGGATGGCAGCATAGCATTAGAGTTATTTGGCTGTGCTTTAATAATTTGTGGCTGCTTGCCAAGTGCTAAAGCCAAAAATATCATGTCATTAAGGGGTGCATATACCGCTATTTTCTTGCGTTTTTGCGGGTTTTTCTGTTGCTAAATGTCGGTTTGAACGCAGATTTTTTCGCGTTTTTGTCCGTCTAAATGTCCGTCTAACGTATCTTTTTCGTTTTGATAACAGCAAAATTCCTGTCCGTCTAAATGTCCGTTTTAGTGGCCGTCTAAATCTCGGATCATAAGAACATGACTGCCGAAATGGCAGAGCGATCAAATAATGTTTGATGAGGATTTGAACGGCCATTTGAACGATAAAAATACGATACCCGACCGGCGGCATGACAGCCTCAGCTATACACGCCCGCCAATGGCTGAAATCGCGGCGCAAACGGCCTTCGGCACAAATTTGACCTACATTGCAGACATCAAAAAACCTCCGAAATTTGGCCGTTTCTGGCCGTTTTCGGAGGCGATGTAACATCAGGGGTCGAACACCTCGTTCAAATCTCGTTCGAATGTAACACGAAAGTAATGTTGAAGTAACATTTGGTTTCGCGGCGCATCTGGGGGTACCGTGCTGCTAACCGTTTGATATATACCGGTTACCTATCTTTCTGTAGCTGCTCTTCTTTTATACATTTGGTTTTATCCCCCGTAGACTCCGTCGGCCAAGATCGTCAACACCTCCGCCGATGCGGCGGCCGAAACGCTTCTGGTCTATTTCAACGACCGTGCGGTCGAAAGCATCGAAAGCACCGCTGCCGCAACCCGCACTGCGGCGACCCGTTCGGGAGTCGCCTCCGTAGACGACGTTCTGAGCCGTCTGGAGATCGTTTCGTTGGAACGTCTTTTCACTTACGACGCCCGGAGCGAAGAACAGACCCGCGCCGCAGGGCTGCATAAATGGTACATACTCACCTTCGGCCAAGGCGCGGATCTGGAAAAAGCCGCAAGGGAGCTGGCCGGAGTGGCCGAAGTGAGCCGCATACAATTCGACACGAAACTGCAAAAGGCATCGGTCGGCAATCCCATGCCGTTCAGAATCGACGAGACGGGGACGACCCGCGCCGATTTCTCCGGCAGCGGCTTCAATGATCCCGGACTTCCGAACCAATGGCACTACAGCAACAACGGCGACAAAATGTTCGCGGCTACGACGGCCGCAGGCGCCGACATCAATGTTCCGGAGGCATGGAAACTGACCGGCGGCAGCCCTTCGATCATCGTCGCCATCGTCGATGAAGGCGTGAAATACACCCATCCCGATCTGGCCGACAACATGTGGGTAAATAAGGCCGAACTGAACGGTGCGGCAAACACCGACAATGATGGGAACGGCTATAAGAACGACGTACATGGCTACAACTTCGCTACAAACTCCTCCAATCTGACATGGAGTGTATCGCATTATGACAATAAAGGCAAATACGACGGCGATTCGGGCCACGGCACCCACGTCGCAGGTACGGTAGCCGCCGTAAACAACAACGGCAAAGGCGTCTGCGGCGTAGCGGGCGGCACGGGCAGCAACGACGGCGTGAAACTCATGTCGTGCCAGATTTTTTCGGGCGGCAAGGGCGGCACCATCTCGACTTCGGTCCGGGCGATCAAATACGCCGCCGACAACGGCGCCTCGATCATCCAGTGTTCGTGGGGCTACCCCACTCAGTCGCCGTTCACGTCGGATAGCTATTATGAAAGGAATTACGCCGCGGAAAAAGAGGCGATCGACTACTTCGTCTCGAAAAAGAACAACTACGTACTCGACGGTGGCCTTGCGATCTTCGCCGCAGGCAACGACGCCACCAACTTCGCGAGTTATCCGGGCGGCTACCGCAGCTACGTTTCGGTCACCTCGTTCGGCCCGGACTACCTGCCGGCCTACTACACGAATTACGGTCCCGGCTGCAACGTCGCGGCTCCGGGCGG